AAGGAAGTTGTGTGTTGCGAACACAACATAACAGTGTTCTTTAAAGTCAACAGTAAGGTAATCGTTTTTTCTAAATTGTCACATACTGACTTATTCAAGGACTCGGATACTGCCAATCAGTATCATCCCAAGACTCGTACCCGTCCCACTGCTCATGTTCATTCATCTCTTCCCAGTAGTCTTCTTCCATCCTCAGTGAGATTATGTATCTGGCTGTATCCGCAGGCAAACCCCATTGCAGCAGAGCCCAAAGGCTATAGACCATTAAATCATCCATGATGAAGGTCTCGTTTTTCTTATACCGACATTGAGGCCACCTTAGAGATCGGGAAGCACAGGGGAACTTCTCCTTCCCTTACCTTCCTCGGAATGTATCTGAAAACTATGGAGTCAGATGCTTTTCCCATCTTATATTCTTCTCTCGGCTTTGATCCTCTCAGAACTGATACCAGTTTGAAAATCATGGCTTTGTTCTTTTTCCAGACTAGTTGAGAGTCACTCCGCTCCAAATACGGGGACCAATGCCTCGGATTCTTCTTATCCTTCTTCCACTGGAGTTTCCACCCTGAGGAAGAAAGGAACTCTCTTAAGACATCCTGGTCCTCTAGATAGGATGATAGTGCCACTGTGATCATGCTCATGAATAAGATCTCTTCCCTGCTGCCATAGAGGTATCTGGCCTGGTTCCCTTTCTCCCATGAGATTGCAGGTGGTCTGTAGGATGTTTTTACCGAGTAAAAGAACTCAGTCATATCCTCTGAGAGATAACCACTCAGATAAGCAGATCCGAACCATAGATCGAGCCTCATCCTATGGTATTGCAGCAGATGTATTTTGCTTTCCATTGTATCCAACTGCTCCCACCGATCACGATCCTCTGCTCTCAATCTTCCTCTATCCTCATCTACCTCAGTTGCCAACCTATCCATCAAGGTCTCAACTCCTGAATGGGGAATGATGTACCCAGTCAACTTCTCTCTTCTACCGTAGAAACCTATGTATAGTACCCCTCCTCCGAGATTGGCGCCTGGTAGAGTGAATAATTCCCATCTTTGGTAAGCATTGTGGGCATATTCTACGACTTTCTCCAAGGGATCCGTCATCAATTCCAACTTGAGTGCTCCTAATTGGATCTGGTTATTCCAAGCCAAGTTGATCAAAGACGCCACACTCTTCTCTCCAGAGACATACACAGTTTCAATGTCACTGATCAGTGCTGTAATCCCATTCTTGGTTACCACTTTAGCGAACTCATCCGGGTATGAGGAGTTATGTATGTCGGAGATTCTGTCAATTGAAGGGCTAGAATCTATCTGCACATCAGCTTTGTAGTGCATTGGAGGCTTAGAGATTCTCAGGCTATGTGGAAGTGCCTCAGATGGCTCAATATAGGTCCAGCTCACTACATTCCTGTCTGGGTTCAAGCACTTGGTTAGCAAGGAGCTGTATCCATACCCGTCTCCGACCACTAAAATGTTGCCCCTTGTGTCCATGAGTTTCTGACTGAAGAAGCAGTCGTGTAAGTCAAGGATCCTGTATAATGAATTAGTTGGCAACCTGTACTTCTTTGCCAATTCAACCTCTGTATACATGCAGATTTGATTGGTAGGCCTTCTATAGACCCCCGAGTAGCCAGTTTGTCTAGGCATGTCAGCTTCACTCAAGATTTGATATCTCTCTCGCCTGCATGGGGTGATCTGAAGAGGTTGTGATGCTTCAGGAGGGCTTTGGTGAACCACTCTGACAGCCAAAGTGTATAGGGCTCCTTCAGGCAAGATAGTTCGCCTCAATTGATGCAACATTCTCGGGGACAGAATGGTATGGCCTCTCTCACATCTCATATTGAATATGCTGTCGGAGTTTATCGAGTCTGACCACCTATTTGTCATTGCTGCAGTATAGCAGTAATCACATCTGCTTTGGAACACTTTGTCCAGGCATATGATGTTCTTTGCTTGCCTTGTGACATCCGGGATTAAGTTTTCGGCCAGAACACCATCACATCTCTTAGGTGTTAGCCCGCTAGTCATTGCCCCTATTAGACTCATCTTAGCTGCCAGTGACACTGATTCTGCAGTGATAGGGAATGTGGCAGGCATCACTGACCACTTCAGTTTCTGTATCCTCGCAATGCTCTCTTGCCAGCAGAAGAACCCTCCTAAGTGGACAAAGTTAGATGTATCTGACTGCCTAACGCGCCGCATGATCCTTCTCTGCTGTAACTGGAAAGTAGGGTAGTCTGACCCGGCTTTTAACGTCTCTGATTCCATTACAAAGAGGTGTCCTATAATCTTCCTGATTACGCTCACGAAATCCAGTTTTAAGTACCCCTCTCGATCAGCAGTCTGCAAGTCCCACTGTGCCTCCTTTCCTTTGGCTGTGTAGAATATTCTCTGAGCTGCCCTCAAACTCATCACGTCCTCCAGAGTATTGTTAGCCAACAGGGGAGTCTCTTCTATCTCATCCCTAGCTATTACCCGGATCTCATTTATCACTGCAAGTCGATGCCTAACATTCAGTTCAATCTTCTCCTTCTTGAGGTAGAGATAAGGGTTTGTGGTCCTCTCAGGGATGAGATCTAGCGAAGGGACCTCAGGCAAGTCCTCCAACGTATCATCAATGGGAACTATACAGTCAGGGCATGATCGGAAGAATCTCGTCATTCTCTTTGTGGGACATTCTCCTAGAGCTTTGTTGACTATAGCATACTGAATTAAGCCCATGACACACTGAAAGTGCAAAGTGACATTTTCTGTCCCCTTCAGGTACTGCACAAAAGTATTAGTGCTCATATGGAGAAAAGTGGCAGGACCATAAAGAGGCATCCACAAAGATCCATGCTGTGTTGACATATCTAGGTATCTATGTGCCATAGAGCCACTCACCATTTCTGGGATATAGAGTACCTCCTCTATGGGAAGATCTGTGACGGCTCCCAGTAGCATCTTGATCAATTCAGCAAAATTGCTATCCTCTTCAATGAACCAACCTATAGTTCTGACTAGATTAATTGGCCTCAATACAAGAGGTTCAGTTCCATAGGCCGCCTTTGCACCTCGAGTTGTCAGTTTTTCTCTAGTGACACTACCCAAGTACGGCAGAGCTTTTCCTGTCGAATAGATCATGCAACTTCTGTCAGATGTCGGGGCATCATCAATATAGCACTCAATCCAGGAATCGGGCCTATCAGTCTCTGAAATATCCTCTGATAAGAAATGAGTAGGATACGGAACGCTAACAGCCTTAATTTGTTTTTGCCATGAGATATCCCTAATTATCCGCACCCACTTATTGGGACATCTGGTGGTCAGAGGTAAGCCTCTCGATTGCAAGGTTCTCCATCCGAAATAGGAGTAAAGTCTCATCTCCCCCTTGATTAGAGCTCCAACAACATCCTTAGACGCTAGTGCCATCCGAGATAAGGTCACTGTCTTGTCAACTTTACTAGTTATAGCCGTGCAGTATCCATAAAGAGTGGCCCCCAGAATGTCGTGAAGGAAACGGGGGTTCAGGGAATCTGTCCTGGTCAAGGCCTCTGCTAACTTTGAGATTTCCTTGTCCCCTGAGATCTCTAGGATCTCAGAGAACCATACTGCGAACTGAGATCTCTTTGGGAGTGCTTCGAGTGATTTGTCTATCATCCTCTTAATAACTGATGTAGCATTAGGGGGTACTAGCAAATTGAGTGCCGTGGGATCCTGAATGAGATGCTGAGCATTTACTTCCGGAGACACGATTGGTTTAATCCAGTTTATCAGATAACCTCGAAGTTTTCCTGTTGATTCACTGGCAATTGCGAATAGCCAGCACATGTCCCTAGAGACTGGGTCAGAAAATCCTCTCATGATCATCTCATACAGAGTCAGGGTATTATAACCTCCTAAGCTTCGAGGTATGGTCACTATTAGTTTCATCAGATCTCTTTCGTCTATCTCCTCATCAGATGTCTCTTGAATCTTCTTTCCTGACGGAAGTCGTAGCTTTATTGCCCATTCCTCTCCTGAGACATGTGGAGCACACCCGCATAGCGGATGATAGTTGGAGAAGATTATAGCACAGCATAGGTGTTGCCACTTTGCTATGGCATATGACACCATCGGATGGACATCGCACATGGATGCAGCTTGTGCATTCGCAGAGATAGCACCTAACGCATTAGACAAGGTCATTAGATCCTCGTTGGAAAACGCAAAAACTCTAGAGATTCGCTTGAGACTCATTGCAAGGGGGACTGCTCGGTATATTGGAGTCTTGCCATAGGCAAACAATTCCTCTGAGACCCAGGTCTCTAGTGGTTTTATAGGCAATCCAAGATTAGCAAAGAGTGAGACTAGTCTGCTCTTGAATGTCTCCAATGTATTTGTGATCTCTAGTACTGCTGGTGCTGATTTCAAATCCCCCGTCTCTCTAGCAGCTCTTGAGTAGATGGTCAGCATCAAAACCTGGTTATCACCTTGCCCCATTAGATGAGTCTTGATCCCCATTTCATCGCAGATGGAAGAGATTAAGACCGCTGTGAAGACTGTCCATCCTTTCTGCCTCAATCCCTCAAACCCCCCAACATGACCGGTGTATGCGCAATCTGGATTGGTCCCTGGTTCTATTTCCAACTCATCTGTCAGCAAGAGGTCGAAGCTTCCATCTGCTAGATAAATGATGGATTTCTTGAAGATGTCATAAGTCCGATTGAATATCTCTGGAAGTCCGAACAATCGCCCCATTTCTCTGAATACCCCCTCCGTCATCCATCTTCGGAAGTTAAGGTTCCACTTTTCAAAGTCAATATTAAGACAGAAGGTTATACTGTCTGACTGGGTTGAGGAGGCCTGGCTTTTAGTTGAAATTATCATCTCTTTCTGGAGGGCCAACATGCTCTTCGTCATTGTGACACCTTCTATATGAGGAATGATGTGATCTGCTATCATGGATTCAGAGACCACTGAGAAAGCTCTCATGTCAAAGGACATTAATGCAAACATCCTGGGAACCATATTTTCTTCTCTCTCCTTTGGGTACAGTCCAATGATCCTATGTTTCTTAGCTAAACCGGACGGGTTACGGTTTATCTTCCTCAATAGTTTCTCACAATCGATTACTCCGTCTTTCATAGCCTTCAGAGGCCCTCTTCTAATGTGCGGATCCATCTGAGTTCCTCCCTTACGTCTCAATTCCAACCATTCTTCTCTGTTCGGACTTACAGCTTTATCCGCTATAATAAGAGACAGGTTGAATGATTTAGGAAAGGGAAAGGTCTCTAGTGTGTTGACTGAATCCCAGTCTACTAGTGAGTAATTTGCATGCTTGGGATTAACCAGAGCCATTTGTGCAAGCTGAGAGAGCAAATAGCTTCCTTCAATTTCTCCATTCAAGTTATGATTAGGATAGACTCTATGCTTTTCATAATACGACAGGTAGAAGATCTCCTTGAATTTCCGCTCTGCTAGGGTGGGGATATGTGTCAGGTTCATCTTATCAGCTGTTCCCAGAAGCCTTACCTTTCTGACCCCAGCGTTAGGATCTACTATGGGGTGTCCCCACAACCGAAACAACCCCCCAATCTGAGATAGGTGGTGTGGATTAAAGGGGAGAGAGTCTAAGTAACTCACTAACGTCTGTGCATAATCCCTCAGTCGTACTGGCAGCCCCATGATAGTTTCTCGGAGGTATGCTGAAGGATCATAGTATGTTCCGTCATTGTTCTTGATCAACATCCCATTTATGATTGCTTCAAATGTCTTTACCACTGTGTAAAAGTCATTTCCCTCTTTCAATAGACCTTTGTCCCAAAGAGAGAAGACTGTTTTGAGCACTGTCTCAGAAGGGTATATCTCTTGAAGGATCTCAGTTCCTAGTTGAGTTGCAATCATAATATTCTCCCTCTCAGAGAATTTATCTGTCAGGTTTCTGAACATGTCCAGTGTGATCATGCCCTCTTCCTCCGGATACTTTACGTAGATCAAGTCCCCAAAGAGATAGAAGATTACGCCATAGGTTCTGACCACGGGCACTTCAAGTTCTTCATTCAGCATTTCATAACCCAAGTTATTGACATGATCTGGTGGTTCTCTCCCTGAAGAAAGTGCCATGACAACTATCAAGGCTTCCTGAAAGACCTCCCTACCATGGGTGTAATGGGTAGAGATAGACTTCCTGTCTAGATAAGAGATCACCTGATCATGGAGGTCTCCATCCGTCATGATTATCTGTCTAAGACATCCGTATTCTAACTTCAGAGTCTCAACTAGGAGTTCCTGGTTTGCAATGGATTTTGGTAAAGATTTGTTGGCTTCTACCATTAAATATCCAAGCAGTTTCCCCTGATCTACCCACCTCAACATCCAGCCTAGTGATTTCATCCTATCAAAGCACAGTTGTTCACGGTGCCTTCCCTTTCGACTGCGGAAACGCTCTAAGGAGGGGGTCACCAGAGCAGACCTCAGGTGATAATCCCCCAGACCCCTAGCACGTCTCCATAGACCACCGTCATCAAGGTCCATGATGGCGGTCTCGTTTTTCTTAATTAGAAGGATAAGGCAGGATAAAAACTCATATCAGATCTTCCTAATGAGTTAGGCATCATGCAGTACCCATTGTGAGGATCCTTTTATCAATAGAGATCTTAGTCGCCTTATTTTCCTCTTGAAATGGTAGATGAGAAGACACTTCACCCAGACTAGTATTATTATGGCCATCACCTTAATGTCCTCAAAGCGGAGATTCTTGGTGATTTCCGTTTCACTGTTCTGTCCCCAAGGCCAATTGAACTCCATGTTGGTCTCTGTTTTTTATTAGTCACTTTCTATAGTATATTCGGTGTCATAGATCACTGGTCCTTCAGATGTGGGTTTTGTATAGACAACTTTAGGGTGCGGCACTCTGCTCTTCTTCTTAGCGAACAAATATTTAAACGACAGATATAATATAAAAAGAGTCAGAACACCAAAAACCACTATCCTGACCTCATGGGATATGAAGCGACCGATACCTTTCACGGTCTCAACCATTGTATCCAAAAGTGAGTCCCCCACTGAAGTGATATTAGATATAGTATGGGACTCTGGTGTGACTAAGGTGTCATCTATCCTAACATTAAGTGGATCAGTCACCTCTATCATGGAGCTAGGCTCTATGACATGTCCGACCTGGAACGTATTTCCTATTTCACGGGAGACAGGATAAGCGCCAGACTCATTCACTAAGACTCTCCCATTTGTTGTCATAAAGGATATAGATGTCTTAATCTTGGTCGCCGACTGGTTCATGTGGCAATAGGTGGGTCTGATCGTGTAATCTCCAGTAATATTCCACCATGTCATAGTGCCGGTACATTCTACCAGAATCATCGGAGGAGAGCTGCAATACTTGACTGGGAAGACAACCCGACAATTAGGCAGTATGTTGCAAGGGAGAAAAGACCCCTTATAAGGTAGCGCCAATTGGTTGCCAAACATCTGAGGCTTGGAGATGGTGTAATCAAAGGCGAGACATGAGCTTGCACACCTGATGGAATCTCTATCCAGCAACGCCTTATTAACACTATCTACAATCTCGGCCTCTTCTGACCCCCTGTCCAGCACTATTTGAGCTGTCCTGCTGAGAGTCGCATTCGGGTCTGATGCCTTCTTCACCCTAAAAATCACATGGTGCCCTGATGTCATTAGGTGCGGGTTGTTGTCACATCTGGTATCAGTCACCGTACTGATGTTGGTCAGTACTAGCCCTTTCCCAGCACAGTAGTATGAAATTCCCTCATCAGACGTAGAACACGAAAGAGAATTTCCCGTTGACCAAGGGCATTCATCTTGTAACTCAACCTTATCCCACATAGTGATGAGATCTTTGCTGGGTTGAACATAACCAGACTGGCTCCCATCTATGATCACCCCATGGACTAGGAGCTGGATATCACCACTAGGATCCTGGAATGCAACAGTTTTCTGGTATGCATCTATAGATACATAGATGACCTCCTTCGTGGTGTCAGAAGCCCAATGGTATTCCTCAGGGATCACCGGAGTTGTGGTACTGCACGGTCCAGAGTTGCACAGATCTCTCCAGGTGGATTCACACTCTGCATAATTAGGCATTAGCTCCTCTGTCTCTATCGCCCCTTTGAATGTCGAGAATGTCCAAGTCTTGGTGAAGGTCTGTCTGATCTTGTACTTCCTGCAGTCAGCCAGCTGTACTTTCCCACTGTCAGACCTATTGTAGATAAACAGATCCAGCTTATCACCTATTACATTCCGGATTCCACACTCCTCTATGCAGTAAGTTCTCCAAGGGATAGGACTCATTAGATTCTTATCACATGTGGTTATAGGAATGTGTGATTTGTCGAAGAAGGTCAGGCTGACAGGGAGCCAGCAGAGCATCAAGAGAAAGACCGAAATCCTCATCATCTTGTTATCTTAAGATCCTTGCGGGTCTCGTTTTTCTTATTTAACTTTAGTTAAAGAGGACACCTAATACACTACACGAGATTGTTCCACTTGTTCATTATTGTTTAGTTTTCTTGAAATTCTAACTCCAGATTATACTTCCTCCATCCACCTTGCATTCTCCTGGTAGGCGGACAGCATTATCATTTATGATGAACTGGTTGGCTGTCTCCTCGTTGATGACTCTGAATGAGGTACCCCCTCCAGTAATATAGAGTGTTCTGACTGGGATCCCCCGATCTTTCTCAGTCATCACCTTGCTACCTATAAGAGAGGTATAATCAAGCTGTGATCCTCCTGTCACTCGGGATAAGAGGTAGGCTGGACACTGAAGTTTATAGACTTTAGTTGGTCCGTATTGGGCAGTTTCCTTGTTACTCACTTCCAGATAGTAGATGTCCTTTGCCTCTCTTAGGAACCAAGTAAACCATGCGGCCACTTGGGGTGCTGCGCATTCTGGTTCTGCTAGCCTTTTAAAGATGCTCTCGAATGCGTTGTAAGAAGGATACTTTAGAGGTGTATCTTCATTCATCTCCATGATCAGGGTAACAGACATCTTAGTTGCCAAGTACTTGGAGTCTTTAACCTCAGTCCACGGAACGGCCATGATGGTCTCGTTTTTCTTATTTAGGCTAAACCATGATAGGCATAAAACCCCAACCTGGCAAGCACATGCTAGTAGTGAGCCCTTGCGTCCTCCTAGAGATCAACTGTTTCTCCCTCCAGGGAAATGATTGAAGATATTCATAAGGAAAACATCACCCCGACAACATTCAGCTGCCCATCCTATCCAAGCTTCAAGTAGCAAACTTGACATGGCGACACATCTTGAATGAGACATCACTGTCAAGATCTTTTTTGTCGTGCTCCTTAGACCTCTTCAAGAAGTAGTCACGTGGGGACCTTTCAAGTTTTACAGAGATCTGTGACGAAATTATCCCTGAGTCTTTAGATGTGTACACAGCATAAGATTTTAAGATGCCATATTTGGTCCCTGGAACAACCTTCCCTGCGTTTACTGAAAGGGAGAGGAGATAAGGGCAACGGTCTCTAGCTGAATAAGGCTGTAGACCCGATACAATAAATGAGCTTTGAACATCCCCGAATATTTTGACCTGGAAAATCGACCTATTATCCCAATTGACCAGTCGAGTATCTTTAATGTCAATAGTCAATGAACTCGAGGGGTTGCTGGTCATAATAGGGATATACTGAAACCTCAAGTACTTGACCGTCATGATCTCCTGCTTCATCAAGGGACTGTTGAGGAGGTTGGGGAGGGGGAACCCTTTCTCTTCATTGAAGATCCCAGTACTGCAGATGATCTTCATGATGAAGGTCTCGTTTTTCTTAAATAGAGCACACTAGACTACTTTGGTAAAGGCAGGCAACATGGCACTTAAGTACGAAAATAGAGCATTGGTAACTAGATTATTTTAAGCTATAATACTGCAGCAATTAAAGGCACAAGATCACAGACGATTATCAATATATAGGTAAGTACAGTTCCGACATTGCCACACAGGTAGTAACTGATTACTCACAGTGCATCATCATAGTAATCCGATGCATACTTAGAGGATTTAGGCTGCTTGGCCCTCTTGTTGGTCTTTCCCTTTCCCATCAATTCCCTAGCCTTGTCAGATATCTTTTGATGGTACATATCTGCTACTGAGGAGGAGATTCTGTCATTCCTAATTGCCTGATTCAGCTCACTGTCAGATATCACTGCCCTCAAGGCCATAAGGACTATTGCGTTGTCTCTCTCTTCCTCCGGAACCTTTATCAAAGCTAAGAAGATTGCAGCCTTTGTCTCAAAGGATTCTTCCTCACTCTCCTCACTCTCATTATCTGAGGACTCATCAGAACTCTCATCCTGCTGCTCCATCATCTTACTACTCATCGGCTTGGAGATGTCCACTTTAGGAGCACTCTTGGGGGCCACTTTAGTTCTAGTCTCTATATAATCCATCCCCATCTCGGTCCCCTCCTTTACCCCTGCCTTGACAGCAGACACAATTTCTCCTGGAATCTTAGTGAGGACCTCCCGGGTATCATTCAACTCCTTAGCAGCAACCTTTATCCCCTGCAGCTCAGTCACCAATGAAGTGAACAAAGTTGATACCTCAGATTCCACATTGTATCTCTTGTAAAGCTCCATTCCAAATACGATTAACGAGATGTCTCGTTTGGTCATTTTCCCTTCCTCTGCATGATACTTGGCTGCTACAGATGACTTCCATTCATCCCTTGGGAGAATCCCATTAGTCTTGCAGGCTGCAGCAAATTCTTTACTAAGATCCTTCTCTCTTAGGAAGACCGGAGCGTCTGATGTCTTTAGAATGGGCTTGGGTAGCTCCAACTGTGCGTTATCATTCTCATACGGAGACGATTCGGGGAGGACACTGTCTGCTTCTGGAGCCGGGAGTCCAGCTTCTTGAGTGAAGAGAGATTTTAGGTCCTTTCCCTTCCTCCGTCTGTTCTTCTTACCTGACTTGGTCCTCAGTGGTTCAGAGAGGTATTCAGTCGACATATCTTCTTTCTCTGTCTCAGGAAGGCTCTCTGACTCCTTGGTCGCTTTGAAGGACATGGGCTGTGGTTGGACAAAGTCGGAGTCGTCAAAGATGCTGGAGTACGATCTGAAGGGAGTATCCTCTGGCACACTCATTATTGACCTGACGGTCTCGTTTTTCTTATATAACACACAAAGACTCACCAGTAGGCTGCATAGTTATTCAGAGGAGTCATATTCTATCCAAACATGATGTTCCTTAAGCCTTGGTCTGGAAGATGGACCTGGTCTTGGCTGTATCATCCTCTTCGTCATCCAGGAAAGCCTTCTTCATGGCTGACGAATACTCACCTGCGGATGCCTTTGGAGCTTCTGCCAGTATTATCCGTACTGCTTTATTCAACTTCTTCTTGTTCCTGCTAGAGATGTCATCTAATCCAGCAATGTTCATGGGATCCCTGACCCCCTCTGCTTTTCTGTACTCAGCAATTATCTGAACCATCAGATAGACCAGCTCTTTGCAATTCTTGGTCTGGAGGGATTGAAAGAATTGAGTACTCACAATCCTAGCAAACCGGAACTTCTCCGACTTCTTAGTCTTTGTAGTGGACTCAAACGAGATCAAGATATCCATGATTGCATCTAATGCATCCTTGGTCAGAGGGCTCCTCATGGCACCAATCAAGTAGTTGCTGGTGAGTTTGGTCAGCATCTTGACGTCCATGAACAACTTCATCGCATGCATCCCAGAATATGCAAGAGGGAGGACAGCCACATAGCGGAGAATCCCAGCCTCGGCTGTAGATTGATCCAACTTATTATCTGCCTCTGCTACTATTTTGACCCATGAGGTAGCCGCCCTTCTATCCTTGTTAAGCTCAGACTTCAGTTGCTCAAGGAATCCTGCCTCGGGACAGTTCAGGTCTGAAGGAGCATCATAACCATAAAAGTTCTTATACATTCCTTTCATATGCTCCCATGACTCTGTGACATTGGATGCTATTTTGGTCAGTAGCCTCATCAAGTAAGCAGCTAAGAAGGGTCCAAACTTCTTCTTCCCCTCTCCAACCTCTTCCACTACCTTAGACTCATCTGTGACTGTCTCCCCTGCATCCCCGAACAAGCTTTTTCCAGAGGTAGTTTTCCTTGAGGCCTTCTTCGCATTCGAAACTGCCTTATCATAGGCACTCTGAGCCTTCTTCTGGGCCTCTTGGGCAGCAATCCAGGCAGTGTTTGCTGTAGCCTTCTCAGCCTTCTTTGAATCCTCATCTCCGATAGCCTCATAAGCGGCCTTTTTAGTATCCGCATCAGTTGTAGCAGAGTCTAGAGTAGCCTTAGCTGTCTTGACTTCTGTCACGTCGGAAACGTCGGGGTCCGAGGCCTTAGGGGTCTCTTTCAGCTTTGCCAAAAAGCCTGCATCAAGATTTGCTGTTGATGTTGTCTTAGGCAGGTAATCGGTCAAGAAGAAGTTAGAAGACCCTTTCTTGGTCTCATACAGATGGCTTGCCAAGACTAGCAATCTCTCGACTGCATAAGTGGAGGGGGAAGAATTCCCTAAGTCCCGGACTAGTCCTTTGTAGAGCCTAGTTAGCTCATATTCAGACCTCTTCTCTAGCTTGTAGCAATTGGCCTTATCAAACTTATCATCTGAATATGCCTCAGGAGATATTGAATATAGCTTAGTGTTCTCAGGAACCAGGCTCAGCTTCTCCTCAAAAGACTTGTCGGTTGCCATTTTAAGACTTGGCGGTCTCGTTTTTCTTTTGTTATGATAAGGTGGGTTATGTCAACATTTTAATGTTGCGTTCGCAACGCAACTTCCTT